CGGCCCCATACCGCCCGCGCCGAAGGACTGCTTCATGATGCCCGAGTTGACGCCCCACTGCCCGAGGAACGGCGCCATACCGCCCGGGGCGAATGCCCCACCGATGCCGGGGATCTTCGACAGCAGGCCACCGCCGCTGATCAGGCTGGACGCTGCGCCGCCGCCGGCCCCCGTGAGGCTCGCGCTGATACTGGCCATCAGCGGGCGCGTGATGAGCATGTGCGCCATCTCGGCGAGCCACTGGCTGAGCGCATCCGTCATCCCATCCAGCAGCCCGCCCCAGCCATCGCCAATGTTGCGCCAGGCATCGGCAAAGGCGGCGTCGATCCGCTCGACGGCGCCAACCATAGCCTGCGCCCACGGGTCGGATTCTGCCCGCTGCTCGACGATGGCCGTGGTCAGCGACTTCGTGGCGGCCGTGGTTTCGTACAGCCCCTTGTCGGATTCGGCCTTCGCGAAGATGCTCGCCATCTCGTCTTCGCGGCGCTCCTTCTCTGCGGCCGTGAGCTCCTTCGTGGCGACGGTCTGCTGCTTGATCGCTCCGGTCGTTTCCTTGCGCGAGGCGGCCTCTTTCCGCGCGGCCGTGACAGAGTTGCCGGATTCGACATTATCGAACTTGCGCTCGATCACCAGCATTTTGAGCTCGGCGCGCTCTTTCTGCAGCGCGTCCAGCTTGTCCTGCCAGCGTTGCTTCTCGCGCGCGTCTACCGTCCCGCCGCGCTGCTCGATCTTTTGCAGCGACTCCAGCATTTGCGAGACGTTGATGATTTCGGTCTGCACTTCCTCGAGGTCTCGGGTGAACAGGTCTTTCAGGTCACCCGCCAGCCCCGCGAGGATCTGCCCAGTGACCTTCGCCGCCTGGCCGATATTCTTGATGCCCTCGACAATCGCCTCTATCGACTCGGGATCCTGCGCGAGCCGGACGATTTCATTGGTGAAATCCTCCATCGGCTTGATGGCTTCTTCAGCCAGCGCAAACCCGACGCCCTGAACAGCCGTTTTCATCCGGTCCAGGTTGTCGTTGAACTGCGCGGCCTTTTGCGCGAAGTCCGAATCAATCACGCCTCCGAGGCGTGCCAACTCGTCGCCGTAGGCGGCTATCGCGGCCGAGCCCTCGTTCAGCAGCGGCAGCAGATCAGCACCGGATCGACCGAAGATTTCCTGTGCCAGGGCAGATCGTTCGCTGGCGTTCTCGACTTGCCCGAGCGCGTCGGCGATTTTCTGGAGCTGGACGTCGGCAGGGAGCTTGATGATCTCGGCGGCGGATAGGCCGATGGCGCTGAACGCTTTCGCCGCAGCAGAGGCAGGATCGGCCGCGTCAACGAGCGTGCGCGAGAGTTTCTTCAGGCCGGATTCGAGCGAGGACTGTTCGACGTCGGCCAACTTGGCCGCGTACTGCAATTTGCTGAGCGATTCGGTCGTGATGCCGAGTTTGCCGGCGAGGATATTGGTCGCGTCGGCCGCGTCAATCGAGGACTTGACCAGCGCCCCGGCAATCCCCGCCGCCGCCAATCCAGCCGCCGCGCCGTACTTCGCCACGGACACGGCAACAGAACCAAACGAGGATGCGGCCTTTTTCGCGTAGTCCGCTATCGATGACTCGGTTTCCTTCGACTTCTTGCCGAGTTTGTCGAGTTCTTCCTGCGTGATCTTGATCGACCGAACGGCGCCCGATGAGTCGCCGGTCAGAATTACCGCGACCTTCTTGTCAGCCATACAGGTCTCCCAGACTCACACCGTTGAAACGCGCCAATGCGCCACGCTCGATCAATCGCACCTGGTTGAATCGTTCCGGCCGATTCTTCACGCCCTGCATCCGCATGATCGACTCGAGCGATGGGTAGTCGATGCCCTGCAGTCCGCCCATCGGCTTCAGCCGCCATTGGGTGGCACAGGACAGGAACAGACGGAAGGCTTCCCAATTGTCGTGCTCGACCACGAACTCGAACCCGTCCGACTCCATCAGGATCGCACTGGCCACCGCCGCGCGATCATTGGGATCAATGGCGGGCTTGGCCCAATGCCAGCCCGCCTCGATCAGTTTTTTTCGTCGACCGCCTTCCGGCCAAGGATCAGCGTTTTCAGGTTCTCGCCGAGAGCATCGCGATACGACTGCCGGTCCAGCATGTCCTCGAGAACGTCAGCGCCGAACGGCACATCCTCGCCGCTTTCCTTGTCCTGCACTCCAGACCACCCGATCAGCCGCTCGCGAATCTCCGCAATGGAATCCCACTCGCCCGAGACTGCCGCTTTCTGGATCCGCTCTTTTTCGCTGACCTTCATGGTTCGCCATGTGGTCCTGAACTTATCCGTACCCGTCTTGCCGAGGTCTTCATCCCACGTTGCGACGGTTTCCAGCGTGATGGTGTCTTTCTGCCCTTTCAAAAATGCCATGTGTGCCTCGTCGTGCCGTTACGCCGTTCGTCAGTAAGAGGGAGCCGGCGCACGGCACTGACACGCCGACCCCCAATATCCCCGAGGGGATTCGTTACTTCGTCGTCAGCGTGACCTCGTCGTTACCCGACGACGGCGTGAACAGCGCCTGAATGTTCTGCGTCAGGATGCCGTCCGAGTTTCCATACGTGGCAGACGACAGTTGCACGGCCGGTGCCATGAACTTGACGATGTAACCCGCGGCAACGCCGTGCTCGAGCACGAACGCGCCCGTGGTAACGCCCGAATGGCTTTCGACGTAGCTGAACAGGTTCACGCTGGGCGAATCGTCAAGATCCGGCGTTTCGATGACGAACTGCCCCACCGGCGCGCGGTCGGTGATCATCACCTCGTTGCCGTTGATCACGTTGCGGTGAACCAGCGCGTTCGCCATGTCCAGCGTGAACGATTCGGCCTTGAACGACTTGCCCGCGAAAGTGAACGTCGGCGTGTTCTCGTTGGTGACTGCGATGGGCGACTTGTACGCCGTAGTCGAAACACCGGAATGCGCCCCAGCATACGGGCGGGTGTACTTGCCCATGAACCGGAAGTTCATCATCGGAATCTGGCCGCGGGCCAGCGTGAACGATACCGATCCACGCGCGCCGAGGACTTCATGCATGAAGCCGTCGATTTCCAGATACAGCGACACGCTCGGCCACGAGGACGACAGCGGGGAATACACCCATCCGCCCGAGGTGGGCGAGGACTGTGCGGCCGAGAATCCGCAGGCTTTGAGCAGCGGCTCCCATGCTGGCGCCGTGGTCGCAGTACCGGACCCCGCCAACTCGACGCCGAAGGTCACCTCCGCGCCAGGGTTCGTGTTGATCATCGTCTGGTTGCCCAGGGTCGCACGGTCGAAGTTACGCGATACCGTAGGGCCGGCGTATGGAGTGATAGCCACCCCCACCGTCAGCACCGAGTTGGTAGACCCCTTCGGAACCGGCGATCCGGCCACGCCATAGACGGTCTCCAGTCCGGCGATAAGCTGCGCTTTACGTGCGAGCAAAGTCATTTTCAATACCTCACATTGTCGGCGTTATCGCCATCAGGATTGCGAAACGTACTCAGAGTCCGAGTAGATCTCGCGCCACATTTCCAGCCCGCCCACGCCCTCGATTGCAGAGCCAGAGCGGTATTGGAATTCGTTGAACGTCGCGGCCTGCGACCAACCGAGAAGCGCCACCATGATCGACGTGAGCAGAGAATCCATGCTCACCACCGGGGAGGCGTTGCTGTTCGTGATCACGATGATCCCGTAATCGTTCGTGACCCGCTGCTTGACGAAATTGTCATACGCGGATTCATCGGCCGAGCGGTCGATCGTGTAGACGTAGGCGCAGGGAAGCGTCTGCGCCCCGGCCACGAGATAGGTGAACTGCAACTCGATGTTGCAGCGGTACGCGACCTGGTCATCGTCGAAGTCGAACAGCATGTCGGTGACTTCGATCGCGCTCGCGTTCGCATCGATGGCCGCGATCACGGCATTCACCGTCGTGATCAGGGAATCGTAGGACGTGTGGCGCACGAACAGCACGAAGGTGTCCGTCTGCGTGATCCGGTAGCCGTCGAGCCGGGACGCGGTGCTGCTGACCATCTGGTAGACGATCGAGGGATGTGTTCCGGCGTCACGAATGGTGATCGGGTGCATACGCCCACTGACCGTCGAGCCGAGTAGCGACACCAGCGCCGTCGAGGTGTCATACGGCGCCTGCGATCCGCCAGGCGTGGCGGCGATCACCTGCGCGAGCGCTCCCACCTGGGCATCGAGGCGGGCTACGATCAGATCAACGTTCATCGGGCACGACCTGGTTCTTTTCGATGAAATCCGAGAGGCCCCGGTAGAACAGCTCGCCGATGTCCACGCCATCGGTCGATTTTTCGATGAAGCGCGCCGCGGGAATGCCCTCGACGTTCACGCGTCGATAGAACCTGCCGCCGACGTTCAGCGCCTTCGCCGGGCTTTTCCCGAACCGCACCCGCTTGGGCTTGATGTCGTGCGCCTTCGTGCCGTACTCGAGGAATCGGCCGATGTAGGAAACGCTCTTTCCGCGAACTTTGCGATTCGGGCCAACGGCGACAGCGGCAGAATCCGGTGTGCGCAGCTGCTCGGCTGCAAAGATGGTGTTCGCGCCTACCACGGTCGTGTTTACCGCGCGCGCCAGACTGCCGGTGCGCTTGTGCGACTGCGCCCACGCCTTCTGCCGTTCCTGCACGGGCTTCGCGGCGTACTTGAGCCCAGCCGTGACGCCCTTCTTGCCCATCTTGTTGCCAAGGGCGCGAAGATCCTGCTGCAACTTCTCGATCGGCGGGTCGAACTTCACGTCGAGCGCCGTCATGCGTTCAACTCCCGGCACATCAACTCTATGCCCGTGTGCTTTCCGCCCAAATCGATTGGAGGGGCTACCACTTCCAGCGTGCGGCTTCCCCAAACAATCCGGTCTTGCGCGGTCACATCGTTCCGGTAGCGCAGCGAGACCTTGAACTGAACTTCCGCGTTAGTCTGCTGCGCCATGTAGTATTCGCGGCCCCTAAGAGCCAGAACCTCGCACCAGACCGTGGCATAGGCAGCCCACGAATCAACCTTCTCGCCACGGCTGGATGTGGTCGGCGTGTTCCGTTGCAAAATAACCCGCTCGCGCAGTTGGCCCGGTCTCATACCGTGGGCATCCAGTACGCTTGCATCATCAAATCTCTAGATCTCTCAGCGGCTTCCTGCTCGGCAGGCGTCAGTGATCCATGAAGAATGGACACTTGCAGCACAATGGCCTGTTTAACGTCCTCTGGCACGTTGTCTAGCTGGCTGATCGGGCTGGACGTTTCGTCGTACATGCCTGACCAAACATCTACCCATACCGAGTTGTAGTCGTCTCGGGTGCTAGGCCAGGATTGCCCGTAAGCCAGTCGGACGGTTTGGCCGGCAATATCCGTGGTGTAGTAGGACGTGGATAGCGTCTGCGTGGCGCCGTCCGTGTCTATGTACTGGATCTGATCGACCTCGCGCACACGCGCGGGCGCCAGCGCCATTGCGTCGTGAAAGCAATTGAAATACGCCCGCCACTTCTGCCGCACGACTCTCTGCCCCGTGCGAGATTCGAAATACTGGCGGGAGGCTTTGATCAGCGCCGAGATCATCCGCGCATCATCGCCCACATCAACGCGCAACCTGTCGGCGCAATCGTAGAGCGTGATTGGTTCCGCAGTCGGATGCGTGATCAGTTTCAGGCTGACCGGAGAAACTGCCATGCGTCGCCTCGCGTCACTTCGTCAATGTGCCAGTTGTGCCAAGCCAGATCACGCAGCCACGGCTCGCGATCCGGCGTCCTGATGTCCTGAACCCGGCCCGCGATCGGCGCCACGGGTGAATGCGGATCGCAGCTGATCACCGGCAGGCCGGCGAGCGCCGCGTCGATCAGCGCCGTCGACCGCCGGCCGATGGCAATGTCATGCGCCGCCAGATTCTCGGCGAGCTCACCGCCCCCGCCCTCGGCCGGGTGCCGGCGCACCGTGATTTCATCGAACAGCGGCCGGCAGCGGTGCAGCTCCTGCGTCCCGTCGTGCCCGTAGTCGCAGAGAACCAGCAACCGCCGGCCAGACTTCCACGGCCTCGGCACGGGATGCGTGCGGTACGGGTTGCCCTCGGTGCGGCGCTTCTCGCCGTCGCGCAGCCAGTGCAGCGACACGCAGTCAGGGTCGCCCCAGTGCGCGCGGTCCAGGTACAGCGTGCGCGGGTGATGCCGCCAGCGGTTCAGCGCGAACCACGGCCCCTGCACGATATGCATGTCCGCTTCGGTGTCGGGTGAATGGCTGATCTGTGCGGCGATACCGTGTGCCGCGAGCCCGGCCTGCAAGGCGTTTGCCCATCGGACTTGATGCGCTAGCGCGCTGGCGTGGATGACAACGCGTGCGCGATCCATGCTTCCGAGCATTCCGTCGCCTTGGGTTCCCCGTGGAACGTCACCACGCGCGCCCACTCGGGCGGCCGGCCGGCGTGGCGGCAGTGGTACTTGTAGGATGCAACCCCGACCATCGCCTTGACCTTGCCGGCGCCGGGATCTCCCAGGATCGCCGACAGGAAGCCCTGATCGCCCCAGTAATCCGTCGCGCCGTAGCGCCCGAACGGGTGATGCGGGTCATGCATCAGCAGCGAGGGATCGAACTTGTCCGCGATCCAGCCGTAGTCGCCGCCCCAGGCCATCGCCGAGGACTGGATGCCGCCGTGCCCGGATTGCGCCCAGTTGGCCGGCGCGCTCAGTTGCTCCGAAAACATGCCCTCGATCGGCCCGACAATCACCGAGTCGAGATCGAGATACAGATTCGCCCCGCCCCGCGCCCAGCGGAACAGCGCGATTTTCTGCCACCATCCCGGCCATTGTTCATCGGGAATGAGGCAGTACACGCCGTCGACCTTGCGATCCGCCATGCACCAGAATTCATGCGGCTGGCTGAGGTGCCGTGCAACCTGATCGCGCAGGCTCAGCACGTCCGCATCGCGGTACTTCGTCCCGTTCAGCACGCACCAGACGGTCAGCATCACGCGTCCCCGTAGTGGACGGTGTCGTCCGTGGGAATGTCCCAATTCGGATTGCGCCAGAACAGCGCGTTGAAGGCGTCCTTCCACACGTGCGGCGCGTCAACCGTCTTGCGCAGGACATAGCCCCACATGCGCTTCGCGGGATCGCCGGGACCGCAGTCGTGCAGCGTCACCACCTCGAGGTGGTTCGCCACGGCCCATTCCCGATAGAACGCATCGGACGGGTGCCAGTAGCTCCACCCGTGATGCAGCCAGTGGTTCGGCTTTGGCAGCGTGCCGACGAATACCCCGCCCACGGCCGTGGCGTTGTAGGCGTTCTGCCAGAACGGCGCCTGCACGCTGACGTGCTCGCTGAACCCGAAGTTCGTCACCAGGTCGAACTGGCCGAAGTCAAACGGGAGCCTGACGTCCTGCGCGATGGCGCCGTTGCGCCCGTTGATGTCCGTGCAGGTGTAGACCGCGCCACGGCTTTCGTACCACGTCCGGTAGAGCCCGTTCGGGTTGCGCTTGTCGCCGAACTCCAGCACTCGAACCCCACTGGATACATAGGGATCAACGAGAGGCAGTTCATGCCCCGGGATGATGTTCACTCGTCGTCCTCGATCGCGGGCGGGTTCAGGTGAACCAGGATGATCCGGTCGCCTGTTTTCGGATTGAGCAGCAGTTCTTCTTGCGCTTCCATCCGGATCTCGGGCGGCTGCTCGCCGTGCCACCGGGGCCGGTCGGTCATCAGCAGCCATTCAGCGCCAGAAGCCCTCAGGTTTTCAATGGCGCGCTGGCAATCCTCGATCGGCAGATGGCTAAGCACCCATAGGCACAGCAGCATATCGGCCCGAGGCGGAACCTCGCGCACCAGGTCGAACCGCTGCACCTCGGGCATGCGCGGATACAGGTCGAGCGGGATGTATTCGACCCCATCCAGATTGACGTGCCTGATCCAGTTCAGATCACCGGCCCCAACATCCACGATTGAGGTAATTCCCAGCTCGCTTATGAGCTTGGCCAGCCATTTGCGCTGAGCCTTGGTATTCGCGAGCGTCGACCCGGCGCCGCACAGTGTCTCAGGCAGTCCGCCCTTCCAGCCCTTGGCGAACTGTGCCGGGGCCGTGATCACATCACCCATTCGCCAAGCTCTCCCGTTTCAAAGAAATCCAGCGCCGAACCCGGCGAGCAGTTGATGATGCGGATGCCATAATCCGCTGGCCGGATCGTCCGGTAGCATTCGAGCAGCCCGTTCAACTCGCCGGTCGGACCCATGTTGAAGCGCGTCCAGTGCTGCAACTCTGGCGGGTACTCGCCGAAGTAATGCCGCCCGCTGCCAGGCCTGCGCTGATGACCGTCATAGCCACCGGGATAGCGCAGGTCGTAGCCCACCAGCACCATCTCGGTCACGCCCGCATGGAGTGCAACCCCGAGCAACTGGTAGCCGCTCGAGTGCCCGTAGTGAATAACCGCAGGATCATGCGACAGGCCATCAGCCCATTCGCCGCGGATGTAGTCCAGCCCGTACTGATCCGCAGTCGGCTTGTCCCACGTCCACTTTCGCCACGCTGCCGTGCGCAGCCGCTCGTCGCGCGGCCAGTAGTGCGCCCACCACTCCGGGTTGCATGCCAGCAATGCCGCGGGCTCGCACACCTGGTAGGCGTTGTTGCAGCAGTACACCGGCAGGCCGCTGCTGTTCACCAGTTCAAGCTGCTCTGGCGTCACGCTCGGCCCAGTTCCCAACAGGATCGCTCTCACAACTCACCTCGAGGAAAGCACGTCAACGCCGTGCGCCTGGTGCAGTTGGTGACATCTACCCCTTCGCTTCGCAAGTCAGCCGCCAGCGCCGCGAAATTTGGCAGCCAGCCCGTGTAATCCGATCCCGTGTGCATGTTCCCCGGATGGTTCCCGAAGAAATGCCGCTCGCCTGCCGGTCCGACGCTCATGTCATAGCCGAGCAACAGGATCGAGCCCGCGCCCATCAAGTACGCGAGGTTTATGGCCTGATACCCCGAATTGCCGCCGTAGTGCATCACATCGCGGCCCAAACCCCGCGCCTCGCGACCGCGCTGGACGTTGATCCCGCGAGACCTTGCCCACGGGCCGTCTGCGTCATCGTCCGACTGATCCTGCGTCCACAACGCACCATGAAAGCCGGCTTTCACTGCCTCCAGGTGGTGCTCCCACCATCGCCGGTCGCAGGCATAGAGGATGTCCGCATCGGGACACAGCCGCCAGGCGTCGTTGACTACGATGACGACTTCGGCGGCCTGCCGCGCCTTTTCGCAGTCTGCTCTGGTGAGGCTTGGCCCGGTTGCGATGCAGGCAAATCGTCTGCCTTTTTTTTTACCTCGACTATCTCAATAATCTTGGTCTCGAATTCTCGCGCCACCCCGATAGAGACCAGATGCGCGCCAACAGGATCAGGCACGTCCTGCGCCTGAGTACCGCGTGGCTCATACCACAAGCCGCCGCATAGCACGTTTTCAAGAATGATCACTTTCATGAAGATAGGGGGAGGTTTCCCTCCCCCGTCCCGCCAGTGCCTTACAGGCTGCCGTAGATGAACGCTTCGGTACGGTAGATGATGAAGCCAATGCGCTCTTCCGCGAGGATCGTCACCATGTTCTTCACGAAGTTGGTGTCGTTCTCGCGGGAGATTTCAACGGCCGCCTGCTGACGATCCTTGATCTCGCACGCGTTGCGCGAGCCGAGCAGGAACTTGCCAGAGGTCTGCGAGTTGGTGACGATCACATCCAGCCCCCAGATGCGCGGGGCCATCATGTTGATCGGGTCGCCCACCACGTAGCGCAGATCCGACGAGCCGACCTTCTTGATCTCGATGTCGTACCAGTCGCTAGGGTTCAACACCAGGAAGTCGGGGCGGTATTCCGCGACGTGTGCCTGCTTGATAGCCGAGCGGATGATATCCAGCTCGTTGGTCAGCGTAGGCGAGAGCACGGTGTAAGCAGTCGCGCCCGTGTTGAGGCCGTTAAGCTGGTGGTTTGACCCCGTGCCGGCCAGCAGTTGAGCCTCCTCCTTCAGCTTCAGCCCGTACATCAGGCGGTTGTTGATGTGCGACATCAGCGAGGCTGAGTCGTCCAGCACCTGACGCGATGCCGGAATCCAGTGCGCCAGCGTGATCACCGGGCTGGTGACCAGCGTGAACGTGATCGCCGACTCGGGCTTCGTCACGTTCTCGAACTGTTGCGGGGATCCGCTGATCTGCGGGCCGGCGTTGTTCGTGAACGCGTTCTCGCGCGTGTACTCGATCAGGTTGCTGTCGGTCGTGGACGCCGGAAGGATGTCGCGGAGCGTCAGCACGCGATTCGGCGTGGTGAAGATCCCCGACAGACGGTCACCCTGCACCAGCGGCTGCGACGTGCTGGCCGGGTTGGTGTTGATGATCGCGGTTTTCAGTTCGATCCGCGCCGATCCCTGACGACCGTTGCGGAAAGACTCGAACTGCTCCGACTTCAGCACCTCGGCGCCCACGTCGTAGCCGGCGCGGTTCTCGGCCAGGAACTGGCCCTTCTGCTCGACGCGCTGAACCCGCTCATAGAGTTCGTTGTACTCCTTCGAGATGGAGTCCAACTTGCTGAGCGTCTCACTGTTGGCCTTGCCCAACTCGGCAATCTCGGCCTGCGCCTTCGCGTTCACGGCGCCAAGCTCGTCGAACTTCTTCACGATCGCGGCCTCGACGGCCTTCAGATCGACTACGTTTTCCATTTGGTCTCGATTGAGAGACATATCAATTCTCCTTGCCTGAATTAATAACTCGAATGAGGCGCGCCGCGTTGATTTCCGCCTGTAGCGCCATGACTTGCTTCTTCAGCGCGATGATTCGTTCATCGTCATCGTCGCCCGAATTACTCAGGACGACAGACTTGAACCGGCCCACCCACGCGATGGCCTCTGCTCGACTCAACCCCAGCGAATTACTCAGCCAGCGTTGAAAGTCGTTCAAGCTCTCGAAAGATTCGATCTCGGCTTTTACTGCCGAGATGCGCGCGTTGTCCTCGCACGGGAACGTGACGACGCTCGTCTCCTTGAGCACCACGTTCTTGATCACGCGCCCGCCGCTTTCCTTGCGATCGAAATCCTGCGCGCCCATCGTGAATCCGATAGACAAGCCAGTCATCCTGCCGCTCTTCATCGCCGAGTACAGGCTGGGTCCGTCGCGGTGATTCAGGTCAATACGCCCCACGGCATATAGCCCGGTGTCGTCCTCCTTCATGTCCACCCAATCGCCCACGGGGATATCCCGATGGTTGTGATTGATGAACATCGCCGGCAGGCGACCGGAGGCAAGAGACTTTGAAAAAGCGCCACGGACGATGGTATCGTTTACCGCATCGTTCGATCCGAATACGGACGCATACCCCTCGAACTCGCCCGCGTTACTGGCGAATTTCAGGTTGCACTGCTGTAGCGGGTTGGTCAGGTTTTGAACCAGCATCGGAAGCGGCCTCCAGTGATTGAATGGGCGCGAGGTTGGTTTGCGCCGTCAGTTCGTTGCCGCCTGCAACAGCGGGCAGATTGAGAATGCTGCGCGCCTCGTTGCGCGTAGCTAGGCCGTTTTGCACCAGGGTTGACAGGTAACTGGCACGGCTAGTTGAGTCCATCTTGATGAACTGCGAGACATCGTGATCCGCGAACGTTTCGCCCTGCTCGCTGCCGGGAATCAGCGCGTCCGAGATGGCGCACTCCCACTCGTCGATATAGCCTTGAAGCGTGAATGTCAGGAAGTAAAGAAGCTGCTGCTCAAAGCTCGCCGGCCATGCGCTCGATCCGTTCGACCCAGCCCCGATAAGCACATCCGGAACGCCGAAGAACCGCGCAATCTCGGACAACTGCATCAGCCGCGTAGCCAACATCTGCATTTGGTCGGCGGTAAACGACAGGGCGTTGTACTTGCTTCCACCCTCCAGCACCCATACTCGGTTGGCGTTCTCGGCGCCCTCGCTTATCCCTTCGTACAGCTTGCGGACCTTCTCGCGCTGCTCGGCGGTCAGGAATGCGTCAAACGAAATCACGCCACCAGGAACACCGCCGTTGGCAAACTGCTTGGCCGCGAATGTTTCAGCCGCAACAGTCAGCCCCATCGACTCGCGCGCGTAGTTGTTGCGCTCAGCGCCGACAATTCCGTCAGTTCCAAAGCCTTTTAGGTGCAAAATCGACCGTTTCGCGTAGACTTTCACGCCTTTTTCAGTCGAATAGTGGTATGTCAGATCGCCTGAATCGGTGATAAACGGCATCATCCGACCCGGCCGAAGAGGCATAAGCGCGACCGGACGCTCACCACTCCAGACGATTTCCGCATAGGCGTTGTGCCAAAGCGCCATCTGAACCGTCATCGCAAGCCGGAAATCGCGTGGCTTCATCATCTGATTGGGTCTGCGGTCGAACAAATCGCGCAGATAGTGCCGATTCGGCAGTTCTTCCCGCCCGGATTTCGTCGCCTGGTAGAAGTTCAGCGGCAGCGACGCAACCGAGTTAGAGATCAGTTGAACGCACGCCCAAACGGCAGACACTTTAAGCGCCCGCTCGTCACTAACCGACATGCCCGCGCCGGTAGATGTGCGCTCAACGGCGCCGATCTGATACCCCCGATCAGGATTTGACAGCGCGCCTTTACTGAACATGCGCATGATCGGAGAGAACAGGCTCATAGCGTGACCGCGGCCGAAAGGAAATCGTCCAGCGATCCAGTCGGACCGCGCACCATCGCCCGACCCAGCGCCATGATCGCCGCCACCACCCCGTCGATCTTCATTTCAGGCCGCTCCTTTCTGGGGTAGATGTTGTCCTTCGCATCGCGATGGCACACCACGTTAGAGATCATCCACGTCAGCACCGGATCGCCCTGGTGCCGGATCTTGCCCGTCAGTACCAGCGCCTCGAGTTGCTTCATCGGCTCGGAAAAATTCAGCACCGTGGGCCGCATCTCGACCATCGGCACTCCCTCGGCCAACAGGTGGCCAGACAACTGCGTCGCCTGGAACGGATCAAACGCGACTTCAGATACAGCGAACCGGGTGCAGTCCGCGCGGATGCCGTCCTCGATCACGTCGTAATCCGTGACCTCGCCCTCGGTGACGGTAAGCCAGCCCTCGCGCCGCCAGCCGTCGTACTGCGAATTCACTGCAGCATCGACGGCTCGCTCAGGCAGGTAGTGCTCCGCAAACAGGTAGTACGTGTCGCCCCGCTGGAACAGCCGGATCTTGTCGGCAATGTCGACCTTCGACGCGAGATCAAGCCCGAGAACGCATTCCTCGCCCGCGAAATCGTCCAGGCTTAGCGATGGGTCGGCGCATGCATCCCATGCTCGCATATCCATCCATGCGGTGTCCGCGTTGACCCAGACGTTCAGGTGCTTCGTGAGAAAATTGTTCTGCGCCGAAGCCATCTGCAGCGCCTTGCGCGCCTCGCGCTCGATCGCCTCGGGCTTCACCGACACGCCCCAGTTCGGGTTCGCCTTCTGCCAGCTCGCTGGGTCGGCCCAGTCGTCGGCGTCGTCGATCGTGTAGATAACGCCGAAATACTCTTCGTCCTCGATCACGCGGTCGAGGACTTTCGAGATGTAGCTCCTCTCCTCGTAACAGATCCCCGAGCGGTCGAAGCCCGCGGTCGTGATGGCCCATAGCAGCGGCTGCGACCGTGCGCCCATAGCCGTTACCAGCACGTCCCAGATCGCCCGGTCCTTGTGGCCGTGGAACTCATCCACGATGCCGCCGTGGAGGTTCAGTCCGTCCAAGTTGCCGCCTTGATCGCGGCTCAGCGGCTTGAACGAGGCGTTCTCCTGCGTCACGAATATCGAGTGCGCACCAGTCTCGACGCCGAAGCGCCGGCGGAATAGCGGCGAGGCGATCGTCATCGCGCGAGCATCGCCCCAGACGATCTTCGCCTGGTCCCGGGTCGTGGCCGCCGAGTACACCTCGGCCCCAGGCTCGCTATCGGCCGTGAGCAGGTACAGCCCCACGCCGCTCGAGAGCGTCGACTTCGCGTTCTTCCGCGGAATCTCCGTGTACGCCTTCTTGAAGCGACGATGGCCGACCGCGTCGACCCAGCCGAAGACGGTGGTCAGCACGAAGCACTGCCACGGCGACAGCACGATCGTGCCGCGGTTTCGCGCCCACTCGCCCTTGACGTGGGGCAGCAGCTCGACGAAGCGGCACACGTGCGCGGCGCGATCGGGATCGAACTGCCATTGCCAGTCGAGCCGCTCGAGGTCGCGCCGCTGGCGCTCACACGCCAGGCGCACCCACTTGCAGGCCGGAAGCCGACCTTCCAGGACGTCGTCGATGTAGCCGTTGGCGATCGCGGCGTAGTCGCGTGGCGTCACACGTCTGCCCAACCGTCCAGCGGGAGTTGCGACTGCTCGGGCGACTTGATCGCAGATCGCGCCGCCGGCGTCAGGCCGAACTCGCGGGCACTCTTGAGCAACTGATCGAACAGCTTCGAGCGAACCGTAAACCAGGCCGATTGCACCATGAAGCCGTTCGGCGTGTCGTCCAGCGCCTGTTCGACGTCCTTCAGTTTCGAGCACACCTCGGCGAACCGGGCAACGGTGTCGCAGTGTGCGGCGAACGCGTCGCCGTCGATCACGCTGATCAAACCCGCCGCGGCCAATTGCCCGCCGATCGCCGACCAGTGCTTCTTCGCCTGGCGGCCGAGCCAGCGTGGGCACGGGGGCAATCCCGTATCGACTCGCGGGCCGTGAGTGTGGCGATCAGGCCTGAAATTGCCCTGTATCACCTTGCTCTGCGCCGGCTCCGGTCTCCTACCCC